CGCCCGCAGATCGGCGGCGACCGCCTGATAACGATGGGCGTGGACCAGGGCAAGATCGGCTACATCACGGTCGTTGACTGGGTTTTCGACAAGCATCCCGGCAACGACATCAATGCGGCGGCCATCGGAAAGCTGTTGTGGTTCGGCAAGTTCTCCGGCGAGACCGAGTGGGAGTACCTGGACGAATTGATGCGGGAGTGGCAGGTCTTGGCCTGCGTGGTGGATGCGGACCCGTTCACGAACGATGCCCGACGCTTCGCCAAGAAGTTTCACGGCTACGTGTGGCTGACGCGATACCGGCGCGGCCAGACAGCCAAAGAGGTGGCAATTAGCGAGGAAGAGACGGGTGCGCCGTTCGCTACGGTGGACCGCACGAATTGGCTTAGTTGCACGCTGGGACGATTCAAGAGCAACCCGCCGCGCATCCTGTTGCCGCGCGACATTTCGTTTGAGTACCGCGAGCACGTCAAGAACCTGGTCCGCACGTACAAGAAGGACGACACGGGCAACATGGCGGCCGAGTACGTAAACGTGGGTGCCGACCACTTTGCCCACAGTCTGTGCTATGCGGACATCGGCTTGTCGTTGGCTCCGATGACCACGGGCGGCGAAGACATCGGGAAAGTCACCTAGAGAGGCTGGGATATGGCGAACGAACTGCCGAATCTGGTTGACAGCCGCCATCCCGGCTACCTCAGCGGCATGACCGACTGGGCGAAGTGGCGTCTGACCTACGAAGGCGGTGACGAGTTCCGCGAGCGCTACCTGGAGAAGTTCTCGACCCGCGAAGATCAGGCGGACTTCAACACCCGCAAGGCGATTACGCCGGTGCCCCGTTTCGCCGGCGCGGCCGTAGATGATATTCGCAACTCGATTTACCAACGCCTTCGTGACGTGGTGCGCAAGGGCGGTAGCCGCGTGTACCAAGAGGCGGTCAACGGCAACAACCTGGGTGTGGATCATCGCGGCGCGACCATGAACGCCTTTCTCGGCGTGAAGGTCTTGACCGAGCTATTGGTCATGGGCCGGGTGGGCGTGTTCGTCGATGCCCCGCCGATCTCACCGATGGCGACGTTGGCCGAGGTGGGCGGCGCGTCCCCGTACCTCTACAAGTACGACGTGGAAGACATCCTTTCGTGGACCTGCTCGAAGCCTGAAGCCCCGTCCGAATTTCAGGCCGTGTTGTTGCGGGACACGACGTTGCAGTACGACCAGGGGACGTTCCTGCCGACGATTACCGTGCAGCGGTATCGGTACTTGCGGATCGACCCGAACACCGGCCGAGTCCACTTGCAGTTTTACAATCTGGAAGGCGAGCCGGTCGATCAATTTGGTCAGCCCGGCGGTGAAATCCAGTTGGAATTGACCCGCATCCCGTTCGTGATGCTAGACATCGGCCGCAGCCTGATCCGGGACGTGTGCCAGCAGCAGATCGCGTTGTTGAACCTCGGCTCCAGCGACGTGAACTACGCCCTGCGGTCCAACTTTCCGTTCTACATCGAACAAAAGGACATGCGAGCGGTCGGTGCCCACCTGAAGCACGCTGCCACGGAAGACGGCACATCCACCAGCGGCGGGCAGGGCGCGGCAGATGCGAACATCAAGGTCGGCGCGACGCCCGGCCGCACTTACGACAAGGGAATGAACGCCCCGGCGTTCATCAACCCTTCGGCGGAGCCGCTACGGGCGAGCCTGGAATTGCAGGAACGGCTCAAGCGGGACATCCGCGAACTGGTCAACCTGGCCGTGTGGAGCCTGGCAGTGCGGGCCTCGGCCGAGTCGAAAGCCATGGACAACCAGGGCCTCGAAGCGCGCCTGTCATACATTGGCCTCTTGCTCGAAAGCGCCTAGCGGCAGATCGCCGGTTACTGGGCGGCCTACGAGGAGCGGAATCCGAGCAAGCGCCAAGTGGCGACGGTGAAATACCCAGAGCGGTACTCGCTGAAGTCGGACAGCGACCGGATCAAGGAAGCCCAGGACTTGGAAAAGCTGATGGCGAAAGTGCCCGGCCGCAAGGTCAAGCGCGAGTTGGCCAAGGGCGTTGTTCAAGCCCTTTTGGGCGGCAAGATCAGCGTCGATGAATTGGAGGAGATCAACCGCGAGATCGACACCGCGCATTACACCACGAGTGACCCGGACGTGATTATCCAGGCCGTGGTCAACGGGGCGTGCGGTCAGAAGACGCCCTCCATCGCCCTGGGGTTCGACGACGACGAGTACCTGGAAGCCCGCAAGGACCATGCGGAGCGAGTGAAGCGAATCGCCGAGGCGCAGGGAGCGGTGAAGGGCGGAAGCGATCCGGCGGCCCGAGGGGTGGACGATCTTTCGGCCGATCCGAACGCCGGCAAGGAAGAGAAGGCAGCCAGCCGCAATACCGATCTACGAGACACGACGGCCCCGCGCGTGCGCGGCAAGGGCCGCTTTGCAGGAGAATAGCCGATGCTGGTTGACATTGATCGTGAAACGCAAGCGTCCTTTCGCACGGGCAGCGGCACCGTGGGCACCACGGCGGCACGTCTGGGTTGCCAGAACACGCAACTGACTGTGACCTTGACGGACGTGACCGGCGGCACTTTCACATTGACGGTCGAAGGCTACGCGGAAACCGCAAACATCGCCTTCGATGCCGCTGCCGCCGCCGTGCAAGCGGCTTTGGTGGCACGGGTCGGATCGGGCAACGTAGTCGTCGCCGGGAACGCGGGCGGCCCTTGGACGGTGACGTTCCTCGGGGCGTTGGCCTCGCGGGCGGTTTCCATGATCGCCACGGACGTGGACCTGGCAGGCGAAGGCCATGCTATTGCGGTGGCCGTGGCGGCGCGCGGCCATGACGTGGGCGGGGAAGTCAAGAAATACGTCATGGTCCGGGCCAACGGTGCGAACGGCGACGTGGTGATGATCGGCGAATCGGCGGCCGGCGTGGGCGACGGTTTCATCCTCTCCGCCGGGCAGCAGTCTCCACCGATCTACGTGAACAATCTCAATAAGGTGTACCTCGTCGGCGGCGCGGCGAATCAGGGCTACTCGTGGATCGCCTGCTAAGGGAGGCGTCTTATGGCTATCGACGCCACCTTCTACGGCACTCTCGACGAGGCCAACGAATACTTTGCCAACCGGCTCCATGAAACGGCGTGGACTGAGGCGTCGGCAAACGACCGGCGCAAGGCGCTGATTGCGGCACGGGGCATCATCGACGCCTTGAACTACAAGGGCACCAAGCACAGCGTTTATACACTCTTGCTGGCGAACCCATCGGCCGCGCAAGACGCGATCAGGGCCGCCGAGGCGGAGCAAGCATTGGAGTTTCCACGCGGGGCCGACATGGCGGTGCCCGAGGCGATCCGTGTGGCTTCTTATGAGATCGCCTACTCCCTCTTGGACGGCAAAGACCCGGAACTGGAATTGGAGAACCTGGCCGTCAATGCGATGGGGTATGGGGCGGTGAAGACCAGCTTCGAGCGGTCGCAACTGCCGATTGAACACATCGTCAACCTGGTGCCGAGTTCCGTCGCGTGGCGCTTGCTCAAGCCTTTCTTGCGCGACTCGGATGCCTTGAAACTGTCACGACTGAGCTAGGCGAGTGCCCTGGCTCCCTTTTACCGGCCACTGCCGGGTCAGACCCGCCGAACACCGGAACTAGGCGGATGTTCTGTTACGAATCCTCTCCGGGTCTAAGGAAAGTGTTGCATGTTCACGACTCTGTATCTGGCGCGTCCGTGGTCGGCTTGTTTCGAGGGTGAGGGCGCGGGCGACGGCGCAGGCGCGGGTGCCGGCGCGGGAGCCGGCGCGGGTGACGGTGCGGGCGCGGGAGCCGGTGTGGGAGCCGGTGCCGGCAAGACGTTCACCCAGGAGGAAGTCAACCGGATCGTCGCCGCCGACCGCCGCAAGTTGGAGGAGGCCCTGAAGAAGTCCGAGGCGACCCTGCAATCCACGCTGGCGAGCAAGAACCTCACCGAGCAGGAACGCAAGGCCCTGGAAGAGAACCTGGCGGCCGTACAAGGGCAGTTGCGGACCAAGGAGCAGCAGGCGGCATTGGAGAAGAAGCAGTTGGAGGAGCAGTTCACCACGAAACTGGCCGACGCCGACAAGCGGGCGGCTCAGTGGGAGTCGCTGTTCCGGGAGTCCAACATCGAGAAGGCGCTTCAAGATGCCGCCGTTCAGCACGACGCCTACAGCACGGAGCAGATGATCGCGCTGATGAAGCCCTGGACGCGGATGATCGAAGTCGTGGACGAGAAGACCGGCAAGCCTACCGGAAGGTATCGGCCGATGGTGGACATGCCCGACATCGACCCCACCACCAACGAGCAAGTGACTATGACCCGTTCGCCCGAAGAGGCGGTGAAGCGGATGAAGGAGTTGACGAAGTTCGCCAACCTCTTCAGGCCCAACGTTGTCTCCGGGATCGGATCGGGTTCGGCCACCGGCGGCCTCATGCCGGGTCAAGGCGGCAAGATCGACGCGAACAAACTGCGGAACATGACGCAGGCGCAGTATCTCGAAATCCGGGCCAAGAACCCTGAATTGCTCGGATTGGCTCCCAAGGGCCGCTAAACACCTATCAGGGGTCGGCAAAAGGTTTGCTCGGATGGCCGGCTGGTCGCGGTGACTGGCAGAGAGCCGCCGGCAAAAGTCAACCCAACAGTCTGGAGAACAACGATGAACCGTTTGTACCTCAGCCAGCCGTTCGTGGCTTGCTATGAAAACAACCTGGACGCCTACATCCCCGAGTTGTGGGCGCGCGAGGGCCTGGCCATGCTCGAAGAGAACATGGTCATGGCGGGCCTCGTCCACCGTGACTTCGAGCCGGAAGTCGCCAAGTTTGGCGACGTGGTGAACACCCGCAAGCCGGGCGAGTTCAAGATTCGCCGCAAGAAGGACGGCACCACGCTCACCCAGCAGGATGCCGTGGCCACCAACGTCCAGGTGCCCCTGGACCAGTGGTTCTACACGTCCTTTGTGATCCGCGACGGGGAGGGCAGCAAGTCCTTCCAGGAGTTGAGCCAGATTTACCTCAAGCCGGCGATGAAGACCATCGCCACGGGCATTGACCGCGCCTTGCTGGGCCGGGTCCACGCCTACCTCGCCAACAAGGTGGGCAAGCTCGGCGGCCTCACTTCCAGCACGGCGAAGGACTACGTGCTGGACGCCCGCGAGAAGCTGAACGTCAACAAGGCCCCCGAGGACGGCCGCCGGCTGGTCATGGCCCCGACGAGCGAGACGGCCATGCTCAAGACTGACCTGTTCCTCAAGGCCAACGAGCGCGGCGACGGCGGCTCGGCGCTGGAGAGCGCCAGGCTGGGTCGCATCCTTGGCTTCGACACCTACATGGATCAGAACGTCAACTGCGTCCTGACGGGTGCCGACAGTGAGGCCCTAGCGCTCACCGAGCCGCACCCGGCCGAGTACGCCAGCACGCTGGAAATCGTCATCACCGGCGTGGCCGGCGAGTTCCTGACGATTGCCGGCAACGACCAGCCGACCTACATGACCGATGCCACCACCGGCGCGGTCGTGTTGAACGAGGCCCTCAAGTACGCCGTGCTGGATAACGCGGTGGTCACGCACTACAAGAAGTGCGATGCCGCTGGCAGCTACGCCGCCGGCTACAGTGAGGGCATCCTGGTCGATGGCCACACGGCGAATAAGGGGCCGCAGGTCGGCCAGTTGCTCGCCTTCGGCACCGGCGCGAACCGCCGGACCTACACCGTGATCGAGGTGGATGTCGTGACCACCACCTCCACCCGCGTCTACCTGGATCGGCCGTTGGAAGTCGCCGTGACTGAGGAAGACGATTGCTTCCCTGGCCCGGTCGGCGCGTTCAACCTCGCCTTCCACCGAGACGCCCTGGCCCTCGTCACCCGGCCGCTGGCCTTGCCGAATCAGCAAGCGGGCGTCATGGCCGCCGTACTTCCCAGCCACGGGATTGCGATGCGCGTGCTGATGCAGTACGACATCAACGCGGGCGGCACCATCGTCAACTGCGACATCCTCGCGGGCGTGGCGGTGCTGCAAAGCGGTCTCTTGGTCCCCGTGCTCGGCTAACCCTGATCTCCGTCGAGCGAGCTTTCGGTCGCCCGGCCCGGGCCACCCCGGGCCGGGCGGCCTGCGACCACCAACTGCCCGGCGGGCGGACGGAGATGCCTCATGGAACTGCTCTTTGCCCAAGCCGATACGTTTGCCGATGCGATTGCCCTACTCAAGCAGTACGGCCCCTTGGTCCTGGTGACTGCCATTCTGCTTTGGCAAAGCTGGGTCCGTGAAGGTCGCATGACCAAACGGATCGTGAAGCTCGAAGACGAGCAACGCAACGTACTTATGCCACTCGTCGAACGGTGTGCTGATGTTATTGCTCAGAACACTTTGATGATGGAGCGGCTGGAAAAGGCCCTGGACGAGCGCTTCGAGTGTCCCTGGCGGCCCAAGTGCTCGCAACAAGCCTAACGGAAGACGTGACGCCATGACGTACCCAGCGAATTACAGCCTGAATCAGCAGATTCGGCGGGTACTGTATGCGCTGAAGCGTCAATATGGCGGCACGATTGTCGTCTACCAGAACGGCACGGTGACGACGGACACGAAGACCGGCGAAGTGACCCGGACGAAGACGGCGACCCGGATTCACCGGGCCGTCGTCCTGCCCGAGACCATCAGCCGCGAAGTGAAGCAGTCGATCTCGCTGATCTCCGCGAACAAGCAGATGGTCACGGGCGGCGGATACGAGGCGGGCAAGCGACTGTTCATCATCGAGCGCCGCGACAGCCCCAGTTTCGTCTTGAAGGAGAGCGATTGGCTGGTATACCACGGCCGCAAGTATTCCATCGAGAACTTCGAGGAGTACGAGTTTGAGGCGGCCTACATCATCCACGGCAAGGAACTGGTGGGCGAGGCGATCAGTGGCGGGGCGACGATGGCCCAGGCCGATGATGCCTTGACGCTCGGTTCCCAAGCCGAAGGGGAAGTGTAGCCATGCCAGCTAACTCCAACTGGGCGCGCTGGGTTTTCGCGTCCGTCGCCACCTACTTGAAGCAAGTGGCCGAAGGCCAGCAGCTTCCCGTCCTGATCGAGGGCTTGGACGAGCGGACCACGGAGTTTATGAACGCCACGGATCGGTGCGAGGTCCGCATCACGGGGCCGTTCACCAGGGAAGTCAGCCGCGACTGGTATCAGATCGAGGTCGTGGTGAACGTCCTGTTTGTGAGCCGCTACGAAGAGCAGAAGAACCAATACGCCATCATCCAAAAGACGGGCGTGTTTCAAGAGGCAATGGACGGAGCCATCGCCGTCTACAAGTACGGAAATGGACCGGACGACGACGAGCAAGTCTTGGTCGGTTGTCTTTCGCCGGTCCACGGCCGCAGTGACGCGATCCGCGTGATGCACTTCGGCCAGATCAATCCGACCGACCGCTTAAAGCAGTCAATGGTAGACGCTCGCTACCGGATGGAGATTTCCACCAACCAGTAAACAGGAGATACCGAACATGGCACGCATCGAATTGCGAGACTGCGATGTCATTCTGCAAGACGGTCTCAGCGGCACGGCGAAGATCAACGACGCAACGCCGCCGGTTGCGACCGACACCAGCATGACCATCGACACGATTGTCCTCAACTCGGCCGACACCGACTTGGTGCCGATTGGGGCACGTTTCAAGGTCGCGGGGGAGACGGACCAAGTGTTCCACACCGTCACCGCCCGCACGCCGGCCGACAGCAGCCCGACGACGGACATCACTTTCACGCCGGCCCTCGGCGCGGGCACCTATGCGGACGAAGGCGTGATTACCTTCTATCCCCAGAATCTCGACATCAAGATCGGGGAAGGGAACATCACCTACACCGAGCACAACGAGTACGAGTACCTCAAGGACCGGGGGAACCTCGATACGGTGAAGGAAGGCGACGAAGTGCCAATGGACGTGAAGCTGGAGGCCGTCTTCGAGCACATCACCCAGGGCACCCGCGAGCCGGTCAGCCCAATGGACGCCCTGAAGGGAATCGGCGGGGCGGCCGAGTGGGTGAGCGCGTCCAGCGACCTCTGCGAACCATACTGCGTGGACGTAGTGGTCCTGCATACGCCGCCCTGTGGCACGGCCGAACTGGAGCGCGTGACCTTCCCGGATTTCCGCTCGGAAACCCGCGAGATCAACTACAAGGAGTCCACGATCTCGATTACGGGCAAGTGCAAGGCGACCGAACCGCTCGTGGAGCGCGAGGCGGCGGCGTAGTGACGACTCCCCGGCCCCTTGAGGCCGGTTTCTCTGGCCTGCAAGACCAGATATGCGG